GCCTTAATGGCAAAGTTAAAAAAATTAATGGAATTAGTTGACAAATATATTGCGCTAAAAGCAAAACGTGGTCAAGGTGCTAGACCAGCAGGGCCAACTACAAGAGATATGGGTGATGGTAGTAGATTAACTACTGACGCTAAAGGCAACGTTGCAGCAACAGATACAGACGGCGATGCGTATATACCAGGTTCAAATCCAAACTTACCACAGAACAAGGTTAAAGAAAGTATCAACTTCAAAGGTAGCATTGCTCAAAGCCTAGTTGAATCATTTGGTTATCAATTAGATGAATTGTTTTCTGATTCCGCTGAAGATAGAATTCGTGCACGGGCCGCAAAAATAGCAGGAGAAAAACCGCTATCATCATACGGCTCAGCTGGACAAAATGTTCAAGCTGGTAGGGCTGGATATACTCCGCCAACTACACCAACACCTGTTGCTCCGTCATCTGTTGCTCCTACTACATCAAGTGTAGCCAAGACAGCGGTGACTCCGGCGGCGACTACTGGTGCTAAGGCAGCTGGCGCTGGTAGTAAACTATTAGGTCGAGCATTACCAGGCGTTGGAGCAGTACTTGGTGCTCAAGGTGCTTATGACAGCTATAAGAAGGGCGACTATCTTGGGGCCGCACTAAACGGATTATCGGGTGCGTTTTCATTAGTACCAGGTCTAGGTTGGATTCCAGCCGTTGGTCTAGGTGCTTGGCAAGCTGGTCGTGAACTAAGCGGTGCTACTGACAAATACGACAACCCAACCGACAGCGGCCAAGGTAGTAAAGACCGTAAAGCCGGCGGTGCGTTGTCCGATCTACAAAGATTACAACAAATAATTGGTGCTAAGCCGGATGGTGTCATGGGGCCAGAGACTAAACAAAAATTACAAGCATGGCAACAAAAGCAAGGTATTACTGCTGACGGTATACCGGGCCCAGAAACATATAAGAAAGCAGGAATGAAAGAGAGTGCACAAATGAAATCACTAGCAGAAACTATGAGAGATTTACAACAACGATTAACAATGCTTGAAGAACCTAGTCAAGAAATTCCACCAGTTGTCGAACCGACACCCGAAGAACTAGCAACCGCAGAAACAGCAAAACAGCTTGGTGCTGAAATTGGTAAAGTAGGTAACGAAGTTGTAATTATCGCAAAAGATAAAACAATCATCGATCCAGAAACAAAAGAAATCTTGGTTAACAATGGCAGACAGCTAGCCGGTACTGGCAAGACATATGAGCCTGCTATGGCAGAAGGGTACGATGAATTAGAAGAAAGTCTGTGGGGTAACTTATTTAAAGGTGCTGCACGTTTAGGTAGAACTGGTGCTGTAGTTGGAAAACGTGCCGCAAGAGTTAGTCCAGGTAAGGCAGCTTTAGGTGTAGGTGCCGCTGGACTAGCAGGCGGATACACCGCAGGCAAACTTGGTAATAATGATCCAGTTAAACCTAATACTCCAGTTAAACCTCCAGTACCAGGCGGTGGTGGGGGAAATCCAAATCCTCCAGCTACACCTGATACACCAGCTGTACCTGATACCTCAGCGGATGACGCAGAATTGGCTGCGTTGAAAGCTCAAATTGACGCTTTAATCAAAGAGTTGAGTACTTCTAAAAATCCAGAAATACAAAAAGGATTAGCCGACGTTCAAAAGAAATTAGGTTAATAGCTAACTAAAATGGCAGATTCGTTCTGCCATTTTCACCTCTAAAATTTCTAAGTGGTTGCTATTACAAGATAAGTAAAGTATAATAGGCTTATACAAGGAGATATCACATGTCAGGACGTAATTATGGCGCAGAAGAAAAGGCAAAACTAGAGCGGTTGATTTCGGAAGGTAGTACTGTACTTCGAGAAGTTGAAGATCTAACAGAAGGCTTAAAAGAAACAGTTAAGGCAGTGGCAGAAGAATTACAAATTAAACCAAGCGTGATTAATCGTGCTATTAAGATTGCTCATAAAGGTGATTGGAGTTCGCATAATGAAGATTGGGCCGAGATTGAGGCAATTTTAGATATTACAAAACGTATCTAAAAGTAGTATACTATAGATGGCAGGCGGGCCATAATCCGCAACGTTGGTGTTTGTCAGCCCTAAATGACATATGGAGAACTAATGAGCTATGTAGACGCATGGTTTGACCGCGAGAACGATATTATCCGAGTGGTTGAACGTAATAAGAAAGGCGAAAGAGAATTTCGCGACATACCCGTAAAACACACGTTTTACGTCAAAGACCCTAGAGGCAAATTTCAAAGTATATACGGTGATCCAGTATCACGTATTGTTTGTAAAAACACAAAAGAGCTACGCAAAGAACAAGCAATCAATTCAGGTAAGCAGGTATTTGAAAGTGATATCAATCCAATCTTTGTTTGTCTAAGTGAACACTATCTTAATCAAGACGCACCAAAGCTAAATGTAGCATTTTTCGACATTGAAGTCGACTTTGATCCAGAGCGTGGCTACGCTAGTCCAGACGATGCGTTTATGCCCATTACTGCTATAGCAGTTAAGCTACAATGGATGGACACAATGATCTGTTTGGCAATTCCGCCAAAGACCATGACTATGGATGAGGCTAAAGACGCAGTTAAAGATTTTGACAATGTTATGTTGTACGCTTCTGAAGCAGAGATGTTAGACGTGTTTTTAGATTTAATTAAAGATGCTGACATATTGAGTGGTTGGAACTCAGAAGGATTTGATATTCCATACACTGTTAATCGTGTAACCAAAGTATTGAGCAAAGAAGATACCCGACGTTTCTGTTTGTTTAATCAGTTTCCTAAACGTAGAGAATATGAAAAATATGGGCGTCAAGCAGTAACCTATGACTTTATTGGTCGTGTACATTTAGATAGTCTTGAACTGTATCGTAAGTATACCTATGAAGAACGTCACACATATAGACTAGATGCTATTGCCGAATATGAATTAGGCCAGCGTAAAACACAATACGAAGGCACATTGGATCAACTATACAACAATGACTTCCGTACATTTGTTGAATACAACATTAACGACTGCCAACTGCTAGACGATCTTGATAAGAAGCTCAAGTTTATGGATCTTGCTAATACACTGGCACATGAATGTACTGTATTGCTACAGACCACAATGGGTGCGGTAGCTGTAACTGAACAAGCTATTATTAACGAATGTCATCGTAGGGGATTCCAGGTACCTAATCGTATTAAAATGGAAGAGCGTGAGGATAACGAAGGTGCCGCTGGTGCTTATGTTGCGTATCCTAAAGAAGGTATCCAAGACTGGGTTGGCTCATTAGACATTAATTCACTGTATCCAAGTGCCATTAGAGCACTTAACATGGGTCCGGAGACTATCATTGGACAGTTACGCCAAACAAAAACACAAGAATATATCGATAATCAAACTGCCAAAGGTAAAAGTTTTGCGGCGGCGTGGGAAGGTATGTTTGGTAGCGTAGAGTACACAGCAGTAATGGGTCAAGAAATTGGCACTGACATTACCATTGACTGGGAGAATGGTGATAGCGATGTTCTCAGTGCCGCAGAAGTGTATCGATTGATTTACGAAAGCAACCAACCATGGATGCTAAGTGCTAATGGTACGATTTTCACTTATGAAAATGAAGGTATTATTCCCGGATTGTTAAAGCGGTGGTATAGCGAGCGAAAGGAAATGCAAGCTAAACTAAAGGAGGCAATCAATGCCGGCAATAAAATTGAAGAAGAATACTGGGACAAGCGACAATTGGTTAAAAAGATTAACCTTAATTCACTATACGGCGCCATTCTTAATCCTGGCTGTCGCTTTTTTGATAAACGCATCGGTCAATCTACCACTCTTACTGGCCGTGCTATCGCACATCACATGGCAAGTAAGGTAAATGAGATTATCGCAGGCGAATATAATCATACAGGCAAAGCAATTATCTATGGTGATACCGACTCATGTTACTTCAGTGCGTATAAAACACTAGAAAAAGAAATTGCTGCAGGGCATGTGCCATGGACTAAAGAAAGTGTTATACAGTTGTATGACCAAATTGCCGAGGAAGTAAACACTACATTCCCACAGTTTATGTTGGATGCGTTCCATTGTCCTAAGACTCGTGGCGAAGTTATTAAAGCCGGTCGTGAAATTGTTGGCTCTAAGAGTTTATTCATTACAAAAAAGCGGTATGCTGTATTATACTATGACAAAGAAGGTAAGCGAGCAGACGTAGATGGTAAACCTGGTAAGATAAAGGCCATGGGCCTTGATTTGAAGCGTAGTGATACGCCAGAATTTATTCAGGACTTCTTAAGTGACATACTTGAAAAAGTTTTAACAGGTGCCACCGAAGCAGATGTATTAGCACACATTAGTGAATTTAGATTGCGATTTAAAAGTCGTCCAGGTTGGGAAAAAGGCAGTCCTAAACGTGCTAACAAAATTACCGAGTATCAAGCTAAAGAAGCTAAAGCAGGTAAAGCTAATATGCCGGGGCATGTAAGAGCAAGTATTAACTGGAATACTCTCAAGCGTATGTTTAACGACAAGTACAGTATGGCAGTTACTGACGGTGCTAAGGTTATTGTTTGTAAACTTAAACAAAACCCGCTTGGATACACTAGTGTTGCGTACCCAGTAGACGAACTACGGTTGCCACAATGGTTTAAGGACTTGCCGTTTGATCATGCTGAAATGGAACAAACAATCATTGACAACAAGTTAGACAACTTGATCGGTGTATTGAAGTGGGACGTTACTAGCACAGAAGAAAAGAATACATTTAACAGTTTATTTGAGTTCTAATATGAAAATAATTATTGCCGGATATGGATTTGTTGGTAAAGCAGTATACAATGCTTTTAAAAATCAACACGAAATTATTATTGTTGATCCAACGTATTCTGAAGATCAAATTAAAGATCATCACGATGCTGACGGATTGATTATATGTGCGCCGACCCCAACTACTGAAAATGGAATTTGCGATGCTAGCATAATTGCTAGCATACTAGATCAAGTGCCGATATTCATGCCAGTACTAATTAAAAGTACAGTGACTCCCGGCATTGCTGACGGTTTTGAACAAGTGTACTCAACTCTTGCTATAACATATAGTCCAGAATTTTTAAAAGCAAGAAGTGCTAATGATGATTTCCTAAATCAAAAGTATATTGTGTTAGGTGGTGAGGATCCTGAATATTTCTGGCAAGAACTATTCCAGACAACACTACCACACTGTAAACTAGTGTTTAACTGCTCTGCTAAAGAAGCATGTTTAGTCAAATACTCAACTAATTCGTTCCTTGCTCTTAAAACAAGTTTCTTTAATCAAATAAATGATATTTGTGAAAAGACAGGAATGGATTATGAAATTGTTAGACACATAATGGCTAACGATCAACGGATTGGTGCTGGACATACAGTTGTTCCTGGGCCAGATGGAGAACGTGGTTGGGGAGGTCATTGTTTCCCCAAAGACACTGAAGCATTTATACAATGGGCTAACACAATTGGGTCGCCAATTACATTAGTTGAAGAAACGGTGAAATACAATCATCAAATACGAAAAAATGCTTGACTTTTGTCACAAACCTAAATATAATAGATAAACACGGAGAATCAATATGAAAGACTTTTTACAAGACCTAGTAGCGCATACACATTCACTTGGCTTTTTGCCATTAGTGAAAATTAGTGCTACTGACACAGAAACAAAAATTGAATCGATGGCAGAGGATCGTTCAGTTATTGTTAATGCCAAGACACACAAACCAGTTGGCGACTTTGAAGGTACGTTTGGTATGCCTAACTTGAACAAGTTGGATATTCACCTCAAGTGTCCAGAATACAAAGAGAACGCACAAATCAGTGTAGTTAAACAACAACGCAACGGTGAAGAAATTCCAACAGGATTACACTTTGTTAATGCGGCTAACGACTTTGAAAATGACTATCGGTTTATGAATCAAGACATTATTAACGAACGTCTTAAGTCTGTAAAATACAAAGGTTCTTCATGGGATATTGAATTCCAACCAAGCGTTG